GGGGCGGGGCATAGTATTACCCCCGCCCCGGGTTCAGAGTCACGTACGGAGTGACTTATGGCCTTTAGATTATAATACACGTGGACGATCAGGATCTGTGATTCGTGAAGCGAATCTGACGGAAGATCGTCTGCAGCTTCGTGGTAGGTCCCAATTGTTGCTTTAGTTTGCTTTTTTAAAAGTAAAGTAAGATGCTGTCTCTTACTTTATTCCCTTTGAGTGGAATACAGCTGTCTTTGCTTCCTCACGAAGCAAAGCATTATTTCTCTCTCTATAAAAAGCTGTGTTCGTCTTCGTTGTTCTTACAACGAAGATGGGTCTGAAATATTTCTCTCATCTTCCTGAAGAGCTTAGAGAGAAGATTGTTCACGATCATCTACAACAAGAGCGAAAGAAAGAGTTTCTTGAGAAGGCAATAGAAGATAGTTGCAGAAGGCATGTGTCGTTATTAAAGTCAGACCCATCTCCTTCAGAGATGTATTCTCTGAGTAAGTTTTTAGATTCATTGGCTGATTACGTTGGTAGACAATTTAATACACGTTGTCTGATTAAATGGAGGAAGGATGTTCCTGCTAATATCAAGTTTCAAGTTATGGAAGAGCAACACTTGAGGTTATATGGTTTTCTTGATATGGACGACTTATCATGTCGTGAATTACTGCCGCCTGAAGAGGACGACGATATTACATACGAAGACGGTATGATTGTCAACTGCAGTGAATTGGATAAATTATTTGCGGCTCTAGGCATTAGAGTTGTTTATATTACTGTCAGTAATAATTGTATTTGTACTCCTTTGAACAAGGATATTGTAATTAGTTGATTCAATGTAATTAAATGATATATTATTGTTAATGTTACTATCAAATACATATTTATTGTTTTTTAATACTCTGCGAAGCAGTATGTTAAGGCCCAATAGGCCCAATAGCACTAAGGCCCAATAAAATAATCTGTTAAATGAGTCAGCTGACGTCAGCTGACTCCTTGATGACGTAG